ACAGATTTTGGTAACAATGATTTAAAATTATATATGTTATTAACTGAAAAAGAAGAAAAAGTTTTTCCAGCACTATCTAAAAAAATGTATAAGTATTTTTATGACAAGATGTATGAAAGAAATAGCTGGAAAGCTACTCAAAATCTAAAAGTTGCAGAAAAACTATGGGATGATGATAAGAAGAAAATTAAAGAGTGTGAATATTTAACAGAAGAAGATAAAAAAGGCTTAATTAAAGAATGTGATGAACTAGTAGAATTTTGGGTAAATAAGCATAAATGGAAAGCTGGAGATGTAAAACGTTATAGATTATTCTCTTTAATTGGTTTAATTTTATCGCCAATAGTTATATATGGATTTATAAATATTATTAAAATATTTGAATGGTTTGATAGTGTGGGGATTGGTATATCAGGATTACTTATTTTACTTGTAATGGCTTGTATACCTATTGCTACTATATATAGTATATATACTTGGTTAAATGAAAGAAAAGAATATAAAGAATGGAAAAAGAATAATTAATCATAATAAAAACGAAAAGGAGTCGCAAGACTTCTTTTTTTGTTGCTCAAAGAGGCCCCCCATATGTGTTAAATCACACAACATAGGGAGAACGGTGGGAGGGGGTTCGAAAAATACGCAAGAGAAATATAGAAAGGGTGTAGTATATTTTGAAAATAGAAAATAAGAAAATAGAAGAACTAATTCCATACGAGAAGAATCCAAGAAAGAACGATAATGCGGTGGAATATGTAGCAAATAGCATAAAAGAATTTGGATTCAAAGTGCCAATAGTAATAGATAAAAACAATGTTATAGTTGCAGGACATACAAGATACAAAGCAAGTAAACAATTAGGACTAACAGAAATACCTTGTATAGTTGCAGATGATTTAACAGATGAACAGATAAAGGCATACAGACTAGCAGATAATAAAGTAAGTGAACAATCAGAATGGGATTTTGAATTATTAGAAGAAGAACTAGGAGATATATTCAATATAAATATGTCAGACTATGGATTCGATTTAGGATTTGAAGAAGAAGAAACAGAAATTGAAGAAGTAGATGTTCCAGAAATAATAGAAGAAACAAAAACAAAACCAGGATACATATATCAGCTAGGAGAACACAGACTAATGTGTGGAGATAGTACAAAGCCAGAGAATATAAAAGAATTACTAGATGGAAATACAATGGATTTAATAATGACAGATCCACCATACAATGTGAATTATGGTTCAATAAATGAAAGCGGATATGGAAAAGAAAGACACAATAGTAGACCAATAGAAAATGATGATATGAGTGAGGAAGATTTCTACCAATTCCTATTATCAGTATTTACAAACGCAATAGAAGGACTAAAACCTGGCGGTGCTTTCTATGTTTGGTATGCTAGTAAAAGTGTTGTGAATTTCCAAAAAGCATTAGAAGATGCAGGATTTCTAGTAAAACAAGAATTGATATGGAACAAAAATGCATTTACATTAGGAAGGCAAGACTACCAATGGAAACATGAACCTTGCTTGTATGGATGGAAGGAAGGTGCGGGGCATTACTTTACAAAAGACAGAACACAAACCACAGTAATAGAAGATACAATAGATTTAGAAAAAATGAAAAAAGAAGATATGAAAAAAATGCTACAAGAAATATTAGAAAGCAAAGTTCCAACAACAATAATAAATGAAAACAAGCCAACGGTAAACGACTTACATCCAACAATGAAACCAATAAAGCTACTAGCAAAATTAATAAAGAATAGTTCATTACCAAAAGAAAATGTCATTGATTTATTTGGTGGAAGCGGTAGTACATTGATAGCTTGTGAGCAATTAAATAGAAAATGTTTTATGATGGAATACGATGCTCACTATGTAGATGTAATAGTGAGAAGATGGGAAGATTTCACAGGACAAAAAGCAATTTTAATAAAAGGAGATAATTAAATGAAATTATATAGTAATGAAATAGTATTCAGAGGGCATCCTGATAAAGTCTGCGACCAAATCAGCGATGCTCTTTTAGATGCATACCTAAAAGAAGATAAGAAATCAAGATGTGGAATTGAAGTAATGGGTGGCAAAGGAAAAATATTCATAACAGGAGAAGTAACATCAAACGCAAATGTAGATGTAGAAAAAGTAGTAAAAAGAGTCCTAGCAGATATAGGATACTCAACTAATTATGAAATTATAAATAACCTAGGAAAACAAAGCCAAGATATAGCATTAGGAACAAATGATGATATCGGTGGAGCTGGTGACCAAGGAATGATGTTCGGATATGCTTGTAATGATACAGAAGAAATGCTGCCAACAGCAATGGTAATTTTACAATCATTGAGTGTTATGTATGACAAACTTCGACAAAATGATACAAGATTTTTGCCAGATGGAAAAGCACAGATTACAGGGTACTACAATGAAGAAATGAAATTACAAAAAATAAAAACATTTACAATTTCATATAACAACACAGAAAAAGAAAGACCAGAAACAGATGGGATAATAAAAGAAATATGCCATAACATTTGTAAATATTTCAATATAGAAGTAGAAGAATATTTGATAAATCCAACAGGAAAATTCTTGATAGGTGGATTTGAAGGAGATGCAGGACTAACAGGAAGAAAAATAGTAGTAGACAATTATCAATCATTTGCTAATGTTGGTGGTGGAGCTTTTAGTGGTAAGGATCCAACAAAGGTAGATAGAAGTGGAGCTTATAAAGCAAGAGAAATAGCAAAAAGATATTTAAAAGAATTTAATTTGAAATGGTGCGAAGTTCAAATAAGTTATGCAATAGGAATAGAAAGACCACTAGCAATATACATAGATAGTGATATAGGATTTATCAATCCAACTGAAATGCTATATGCAGAATGCACACCAAGAAGAATTATAAAAGACCTGAAACTACTAGAAACCATTTATGAAGAAAAAGCAAGATATGGACATTTTATATAAGGAAGTGAAAGAATGAAAACAATTATTGATAGCATAGAAATACCAGATAGTATGAAAGCTAAACTGAAAAGTTTAGGACTAAAAGATGAAGAAATAAACAACGAAACAGCCGTAATAGTATCGTTATATCAACAAGCTATAAAAGGAAATGTAAGTGCGATAAAAACTATCAATAAAATGTTTGTTTCTACAAATGACCAAAATGAAGAAAAAGAGAAAGATATATCGAAAGATGTCGAAAAAGAAGAAAAAAGATTACTAAAAATAATAAGTAACTTATCGAAAGAACAAATAGATGCCAACAAAGATTTTATACATAACCTAGCATTTATGTCAGTTACATTAAAAAATCTATCAAATGACATAGCCAAAAATGGGGTAAAAGAAAAATATAAAAATGGTGCGAATCAATGGGGGTACAAAGATAGAACAGAAGTAAAAACATACAATAATATGTTTAAGAATTATCAATCAGCAATGAAACAATTCAATGAATTACTTATTCTAAATAACATAAGCGTAAGTGATGAGTTTGATAGTTTTGGAGATGAAGAATAATGACATATATTGAAGAATACTATCAATTTTTATTAGACAATCCAGATATGGCTTGTAAAAAAGTATTAAGGATATATAAAAAATTAGTAGATGATTTAAAGAAACCGAGAAAGGTTTCTTTTTTTAATGAAATAACTGAAGAAAGAGAAACGCATATATTTGTATTTGATGAGAAAAAAGGAAACAAACCGATAGAATTTATTGAGAAATTTTGCAAACACTCAAAAGGAAAATGGGCAGGAAAACCTGTAAGATTAGAGTTGTTCCAGAAAGCATTTATTCAAGCTCTATATGGTTTTGTAGATCAAGAAACAGGAATAAGAAAATACAAAAAAGGTGCATTGTTTATTGGAAGAAAAAACGGAAAATCAACAATGGACTCTGGACTTGCCAACTATATGCTAACAAAAGATGGAGAAGGTGGTGCAGAAATATATTCTGTAGCTACTAAAAAAGACCAAGCAAAAGTAGTATAGG